ACTCTATACTGTTTCGTGAAGGTCAAGAACAACGTACTGTGTCGCATAGTGGTAATATTTTTGCTACCGCAAACATCGAAGAAGACTTCCCAAAAGAAGCTGGAATCTATGATTTAAGCGAGTTCCTCAACACATTATCATTATTTGATGAACCTGAAATCACATTTGGCGAAAAACAATTTACAATCACAGATGCAACAACATCATGTCGTTATAGTTATGCGCCTAAAAATGTTATCGTGTTTACCGATAAGCGTCCTAAGTTCAATGGTGCTGATGTCGAATTCTCTCTTAGTGGTGAAGTGTTAGGTAAAATTCAACGCGCTTCTTCTGTCATGGATTTATCAGATTTGGTTGTATCTCGCAAAGATAATGATTTAATCTTGTCTGCATCAGATACCCAAACTGATACAACAAACACTTATGATGTTTGTGTTGGTGAACATACAAACGATGTGGATGAAGTCAACTTCATCTTTAAATCAGAAAACCTTAAAGTTCTTCCTGGCGATTATGAAGTATCTGTCAAGAGTCCTGCAGGTCGTTTTGTTGGTGATGATGTTGAATATTATATTGCAATTGAGCATGCTTCTACTTTTGTAGAGAGTTGATTGTTATGGGTAATAAAATAACAAATAATCTTTGGGTAGAACGGTATCGCCCTAAGACTATATCTGATTGTGTTCTACCAAAGAGCATCAAAGATATTATGAAGCAGTACGTTGAGGATGTTGAAATACCACACCTTCTATTGGCAGGTTCTCAGGGTACGGGTAAAACTACTGTAGCCAAAGCACTATGTAATGAATTGGGCTGTGATAATATTCTAATCAATGCTTCATTGGAAAATGGTATTGATGTTATTCGTACTAAGATTGCGAATTATGCGTCATCTGTTTCTATGTCGGGTTCTGAATTGAAGAAAGTTATCATCCTTGATGAGGCTGATTATTTAACTGCAAACGCGCAATCGTCATTGCGCGGTTTCATGGAACAATTTTCAGATAACTGTCGATTCATTTTGACCTGTAATATGAAGAATCGCATCATTAAGCCATTGCATTCTCGTTGTGCTGTTGTTGACTTCAATTATAGTAGCAAGGAAACACCAAAGCTTCAAGCTGCGATGTTCACACGAATTTGCGGTATTTTGACAGAGAACGAAGTTCCATTTAAGCAAAAGGTTGTTGCTGAATTGGTTAAAACGTTCTTCCCTGATTTTCGTCGTACTCTTGGTGAGTTGCAACGGTATTCTAAACAGGGTGAGATTGATGCAGGTATCCTTACAACGCTATCAAGTATCAATATTGATAGTGCCATTGGACTCGTTAAAGATAAGAATTTTAAAGAACTTCGTAAATGGGTTGAGGATAATGAATCATGTGATGCGTCTGTTATTTTTGAACAGTTGTATGATGCGTTATATCTTGTATTGTCGCCTCAATCAATTCCACAATCTGTTTTGATTCTAGCTGAATATCAAGCTAAATCTGCAGTGGTTGCGAATCAAACTATCAATACTATGGCTATGCTTACAGAATTGATGTCTGAGTGCAGTTTCAAGTAGCCATGAATGTATTTGGTGAAGAAATTGCAAACGTAGACCCTGAAGAGGAATACAAACGAAAGAAGCTAACGCTTTTTGGTGATTTCATACCTGACCTAACCATAGGGAAGGCAAACTTATTAAGAATTGACGATGATGCGCATAAAGACTTCTCGCCATACATAATTAATAAGTTCTTCTCTATGGGTAAGGGTACAATTTTTTACGCTAATGAGATGAATAGATACCCCAATACGTGCAAGAAAATGGTGTATGATTTCTATATTCATGGTGTGAGAAAAGGTAAGCAATTTAACCCATGGGCTAAACCTGATAAAAAAGAAGAAGATATACTATTGCTTATGGAATATTATCAGGTGAATGAGCGAGTTGCGACACAATATGTTGAATTGCTCGACGAAGATGATATACTTGCGATTCGAGAAGATTGTGATGTTGGTGGTAAATTAAAATGATGCGGATGTAATTCAGTGGTAGAAGAAAAGGCTTCCAACCTTTATGTCGTCAGTTCGAGTCTGACCATCCGCTCCAATTAAAGGTCATATGATGGATATAGATTTTAGTCGTGCTTACCCAAAAGATTCATACGAAGAACCCTTCATAGTTCCTTCTTATGAATCTTTTGGTTTGTTGTTGGGATGTAAGATAATACGAGCACACTCAGAACAGTTTAAGTACCTAGAGCAGAGTATGTGCGCAGCTAATTGGAGCATACCTAACTCGAATGATAGTCATATAAACATAAAAGATTACACAATTGATGTTATCATGAAGCAAATGTATGTTCCTTTTGTTTTTGATGATAGTTACTCAAAGTCTCTAGCTAATATAATGACTTTAGGGTTTTTGTGTGGTAGATGTGACGTATTAGCTTTACATTTTGTCCCTAATAGTAGAATTGTTGATTATTGCGTTATAAAGTAATTGTGTTATCATGGATAAAAATAAAATAAGGATGTGGTTGTAATGAGCGAAGATAACAATAAAAATGTAGAAGATTGGTCAGAAGAAGACCGAATCAGAGTAAGTATTGAGAACCCTGACTTCTTTCGTAGGGTTCAAGAAACTCTAACTCGTATTGGTGTGGTGAACGTTAAAGAACATAAGCTATGGCAGTCTTGTCATGTGGTTGAAGAAAATGGTGCTTATTTCGTCGTACATTTCAAAGAAGTATTCATGATGGAAGGCAAAGATTCTGATTTTTCTATTGAAGATGAAGAGCGCCGTAATTGTATTATTGATATGCTTCAAACTTGGAATTTGCTTGAAGTGATTGACCCAATTCCGTTTGATGAAATTAATCGTCCACGTGTGTTTGTATTAAAATATGCTCTAAAGAGTGATTGGCAGTTATTTCAAAAGGTTAAGGTATAATAAAGATGTCTAGCAACAATGAAGTGTTGGAATATATGCGACCAAATAACGACGACGACGACGACCCTAAGTTGGGTATCTATGCGCTACATACGGATGTGATTTTACCGTCTTATGGTACTGATGATGCAGCTTGCTTCGATATTAGGGCTTGCTTATCCCATGTTAGTTCAGCTAAATCGTATAGTTCATATAATCGTAAAGAAGATGCCAAAGTTGGTAAGTTGAGAGGTGAAAAGTATATAACTATTTTCGCTAATCAACGAGTTTTAGTTCCTACAGGGATTATTTTTGATATTCCTAATGGATACTCATTGCGCCTTCATATGCGTTCTGGTATTGCGTTTAAGCGTGGTTTAATCCTATCTAATTCAGAAGGAATCATCGATGCTGATTATATCAATGAGACATTTGTTATGATGACTAATACCACGGAAAGCACAGTAACAATTAAACATAATGAACGTATTTGTCAAGGTGAGTTGGTTAAAATTATCAATACTGATATTGTTCGTCAATTGGATGTACCGTCAACTAACAGTAATCGTACTGGTGGTTTTGGTTCTACTGGTACTAGCTAATGTTCGATTCTTTTGATTTTAGAGTTATATTGGCTATGGATTTGAATGGTACTATCGGAAACGGTAGTGCCTTACCATGGAAGCATGAGAAACCTGATATGGAGCGATTTAAAAAATTAACAACTGGTCACACAGTTTTAATGGGTCGCAAAACTTGGGATTCGCTACCTGATGTGTATCGACCGCTGCCAAATCGACAAAACATTGTTCTAACAAGTGATGTTGAGAACGTTAAAGGTATGAGCGGAGATGATAACCACGTCATTACTTCGATGGATGACCTTAAGAAGCACGTGAAGCCCCTTAGCATCGTTTTTCTTATCGGTGGTGCTACAATGTATAACAAATACATTAAAGAGGCTTCTACTATCCATTTAACAGAGTTTATGGATGAGTTTGACGGCGATGTTAAGTTAGATGAGGAAACTCTAAGATATATTGATATGGATGTACCAGTTGCGATTGGTTCAAGTGTATCGTTCATCTCCGAACATGGTTATAATGTAGACTTTATGGACTTGGGTGCTATTCATGAACCTATTTGGTGATGATAGTCCAAAAGAAACTATAGAGGAATTGTCATTCGATGATAACCTTAAGATGATGAACCACAAATATAACATTAAACCTTATATTAAATATAATTTGTCTGATGTTAATAAATCATCAAATAGAAAAAGGTTTACTGTTATTTCTACGTTTTCTGGTGGCGGTGGGTCGTCTATTGGGTATAAGTTGGGTGGTGGTGATGTATTAACAGTTAATGAGTTTGTTGAAGAAGCTGTATCAACATACCTTAGTAATTTTGAAGGCACTAATGTTTTATGCGGTGATATTAAGGACTTCACTCCAGAAGATTTTATTACTTCTTCTGGAATTGGTGTAGGAGATTTGGATATACTTGATGGTAGTCCACCCTGCTCTGCTTTTTCTTTATGCGGTAAAGGTAGCGATGGTTGGGGTAAAGAAAAAAAGTATTCTGACGGCAAGATTGTTAATAACATAGAAGATTTATTCTTTGAGTATATAAGAATTGCTAATGGACTACAGCCTAAAGTTATTGTTGCTGAAAATGTGCCTGGTCTACTTGTAGGTAAATCCAAGAAGAAATTTAATGAGATAGTCGTGTCTTTGAAATCTTGTGGTTATGTGGTTACGGCTAAGACATTAATGGCTCAATGTTATGGTGTTGCACAAAGACGCGAGCGTTTGATTTTTGTCTGCGTTAGAAATGATGTTGCAGAATCATTAGGTATTGATGATTTTAATCTATCAAGCTTGGTCTTTCCTGTTGGGTGGAAGAATAATACTTTCGTATCAACAGTAAACGCGATAGACGACATTTATGTTGGCGATGAAGAAAAGAGTATGTTGGCTGTCACTGGAGAACTATTAAGGTGGTCTAAGTTGATTCCTAAGAATCAAACTAAGATTCTTAGTGGCTCTGATGTTCATCCTAAAGGGTCATATTTCAACCTATGTAGGTGCAGTCCTTTTCTACCTTGTCCTACATTAACACAAAGAGGTGTGCAAACAAATGTTGCTGGCGTTATTCACTATAACGAAGATAGGAAATTTAGTATTGATGAGTTAAAACGTTTACAGGGTCTACCAGATGATTTAGTGTTGACTGGTAAATTTAATCAACAAGCCGAGAGAATTGGTAGAATGGTAGCGCCCAAAATGTATGAAGCATTATCTAATAAAATTTATGATAATGTTATAAAACCTTTTAATGATATGGTGAGTAAATAATGAGTGAATTTTCTTTCTCTAGTGTTGAGAATTTCGATGAGCATATTGATAAGTCTATTAGAGGATACTCTGATTTGATAGGTGATGTGTGTGCGATGTCGAGATTCTTTGTTGAAGACGGAACTAATGTTGTTGATGTTGGGTGCTCAACAGGTGTTATGCTCGAAAATATAAGCGTAATAAATGATAAGTTGGATGTATCTTATGTTGGTATTGAGATTGAGGATAACTTTACCAAAGATTTACATGACCACGATGACGTTTCTTACTTTAAGGGTGATGTTGTAGACTTCGACGGTTGGGCTAATACATCTATGGTCACTTCGATATTCACTCTTCAGTTTATGTCGAAAGCGTCTAGGGTATCTACGGTAAAAAACATATACGATAGTCTTATTCCTGGCGGTGTGTTTATTTTCTCAGAGAAAGTGTATTTCGATGATGCGAAAACCGATGATATAGTATCCTCTATTCATTATGATTATAAAAGAAAAAGTTTTAGTGCTTCTGACGTATTGGATAAAGAACACTCATTGCGTAGTATTATGAGACCTGATGTAAAAAGTGACTTAGTTGGTGATGATGGATATATAAAGGCATGTGGATTTTCTAAATGTTTTCAATTTTGGCAAAATCATAATTTTTGTGGGTGGGTGGCTGTAAAATGAATAAATTAATTGGTTTTAGCGGCAAAGCAAGGAGCGGCAAAGATTCATGTTGTGATATTATGACGACTAACTATGGTTATATCCGTCATGCATTCGCTGACAAGCTTAAGGAAGCAGCTTCAGTATATTTTGGTATCCCTCTTGTATGGTGTTATGACGATGAAAAGGATACTCGTGTAGTTCCTGCATATGGTATGACTATTAGACAACTACTTCAAAAGTTTGGTACTGAAAGCACTCGTGATGTGTTTGGTGCAGACTTTTGGATTAATAGACTAAGTATGGATTTGAATTTCGATAATATTAACTGCATCAGTGATGTTAGATTTGATAATGAAGCTAATTGGATTAGAAACCATGGAGGAATCATTATTCATATTGAAAGACCGTCATTGGATATGAACATGGAACATTCTTCAGAACTTGGTATCGATAAGAATGTTTCAGATATTACCATAATTAATGATGGGTCATTAAGTGACTTGGGAAATAAAGTTGACGAGTTGATGAATCATGTGTAGATTAACGAAATGAATATAATTGAAAATTTCGACGAGTTTAAACTCATAAAGAAAAATTACAGGTTGGATGATGGATTAGTGTGTTCTCTTAAAACAGGCTTTCCTATTGTCAAGAACACTAAAAATACCGTTCGTCTTTCTACCTCTGGAACTGGTAAGAAGAAAGCTTATAGTGTCAGATACATCGCATGCGTATTGAGTATGGATGACCCAACAGAATCATTGTTGAAGTTGCCAAGTGATATACCATACACTCTTGATAAGCAGGGAAACATAAGAGACAAACAGAACTATATATCAAGAACACAAAATAAATTACGTACTCTTTATAGGCTTACTATTGAAGGTTCTAGGATTAAAGTATCCTACTTGGATTTGGTTCATTGTATCCTCAAGAAACCATTTCCTACGAAAGAATCAAATATTGAAAAGGTTACATCCACTGTCGACGATAGTGGATATATTGCAGGATTGGATGCGCAGAAGCCTACATCCAAAACTGAAAGACTAAAACGTAATGATGATATTGCTTTCGCTAAAGCTTATATGAAACATTTTGCCAATATAAAATCAACCTATACTGCAGGCGTGGCTACAACTAAGTATGCTGGTCCAGCAGGTGATATGGTGAATCATAGTGCGTTATTCACTAAGGTTAAAAGAAGAATGGCTATGTTCAATGCGAAATGTATGATTAATATGTCAACACCTTTACTAGTTGATAAATTGATGATTGCATGTGTCGAAGATGTGAAACGACAAATGACTGCTTGGGTAGAGCTTCATAAGTTCAAAGCAAAACGTGGTGAGCTAAACCAATACTAATACTGGTTGAAATGCCGTCAGTTTGGGTTAGGATTATGAGCACCTAACAATACTTAAAATTCCACTTCGATGCCAACATGCGAAATAGCTAGGGAGAAACTTCTAAAAGAGTTTGTTGACCATGTAGTATTATTATTATGTATTAAGCGATAAATTAAGGGAAAATAGGATGAAAGAATAAAATGATTAATCTAATACATGGTGAATGCCTAGCGGAAATGGATAAGCTTATTAAACAAGGTATTACGGTAGATGCTATCATTACAGACCCACCGTACGGCACAACAGATTGCAAATGGGATAGTGTTATTCCACTAGAGGCTATGTGGCAGCGATTGAATAAGATTATTAAGTCAAATGGTGCTATTGTAATGACAGCCAGCCAGCCGTTTACTACAACGCTTATTAGCTCGAATATGAAGATGTTTAAGTATTGTTGGGTTTGGGAAAAAAGTAAGGCAAGTAACTTTGTACATGCAAATTTTCAGCCGCTAAAAGCGCATGAGGATATATGCGTATGGAGTTTTGGCGGCAGTGCACAAGGAAGTAAAACTCCAATGATGTACAATCCACAGTATAAGGACGGTGTCCCATATCACAAGGGTTTCGGTCAGCGACCAATTGAAAATTTGGCAGGTGGCTTAACTAAAGCCGAAAATTTAGAAATAAAAAATGAAACAGGTAAGAGAAAGCCAAGGAGTGTTTTTTACCATAAAACCGCAGAATCAGAAGGTAAGCATCACCCTACACAAAAACCAATAGGCTTGATGGAATATCTTATCAAAACCTACACTAACGAAGGCGAGACGGTGCTGGACTTCACTATGGGTAGTGGCACTACTGGAGTAGCTTGTAAAAACTTAAGAAGAAACTTCATAGGCATTGAAATGGATAACGATTATTTTAAGATTGCAGAGAAAAGAATTAGTGAAAATAATATGAAGAACGCAAAAGAGCAAGTTGTACCAACAGTACCAACTGGAGAACTATTCACATCTGAATGGGGTCTTGTATAGATGGTCGACAAGTATTTTAAGATTGCAGAGAAAAGAATAAATGACAACGAAGAGGGATTAAAGTAGGATAGGACGAGTATAAACTATGTATTACCTCTAGGCTTATTAGGTCAAAATATGTCGGCTAGATGATGTATTTAAGTTATCTGGGAATATAAAATAACAAGAAGAGGGATTAATGAGTCGTTTTTTCACGAATATTGATAGGCAGGGTAATACTCTGCTTATTAGAGAGTTTGATGGCATAAGTCACACCAATCGTAAGGTAAAATTTCAACCAGAATTATACATTCCATCAAGAGAAGATGATACCATGTATAAAACTCTTGAAGGTCAACCACTACAGACTAAGAATTTTGATACAATCTACGACGCAAAGCAACATATCGACCAATACAAAGGCGTACATGGGTATAATATTTATGGTAACTCCAATTGGATTACTCAATATATTTCTCGTGAATATGACCAAGAAATCAAGTATGATGCTGATAAAATCAGAGTATTCAATTTTGATATTGAAACTATTTCCTTAGTGCTTGATGGGTTTCCTGACCCACATGAGGCAACGCATCCAATCGTTACATTCACTATACATGATTCGTTCGAGAATAAGTACCATATTTGGTCATATAAAGAAGAATATAAATCCGATGACCCTGAAGTTGTGGTGCATAATTGCAGGGATGAGAAACATCTTCTAAGTTGCGTTCTAAAGTATTGGCACACAAATATGCCTCATGTGGTAACAGGATGGAACATCGAAGGGTTTGATATTCCATTCATCATCAATAGAATCACATCAGTATTGGGCGAAGAAGCTGCTAATTACCTATCACCATGGGGTAAACTTCGCTCTAGGGAAACAACGGATAACTTTAAAAATATCGTTATCGTGTGGGATATTGTCGGTGTTTCGATTCTCGATTATATGACATTGTATAAGAACTACACTTATACAGGAAAAGAGTCATACAGCTTGGATTTCATAGCCAACTTTGAACTTGGAGCACAGAAGCTAGACTATTCCGATATTGGAACAATCAAAGATTTGTATCGTGAAGACCATTCTCGATTCTGCGACTACAATATTCATGATGTTCGCTTGGTTAAAGAATTAGACGAGAAAATGAGTCTGATGAACCTTATTCTATATCTATCATATCACTGTAAGCAACCATACAATGATACATTTTCTCCTGTCAAAACATGGGAAGCTTTGGTGTTCCATTTCCTACGTGAACGTGGACAACAGGCTCATGTAAAAGGTTCACCAAAAGAGAAAGAAAATTTTCCTGGCGGATTCGTAAAAAGTCCTAATATTGGCAAGATGCATAATTGGGTATGTTCACTTGATTTGGATGGTCTCTACCCACATCTAATTTTCCAATATAATCTAGGTCCAGATACAATTCACGAAAGAAAAGAAGCCATTCAAGATGACTTCTCAGAAGATTTTAACATAAATATCGCTAATGTTATTGATAAGTCCGTCGATACATCATCGTTATCTGACATGGATTTATGCGTAACTGCAAACGGTCAATTATTTGATACCAAGAAAGAGTCTTTCTTTTCAAGTTTAATGAAGGAATTGTACGCTACACGTAAGAAGATAAAACTCGACATGCTTCATAATGAGCAGCTTCTAGTTGATGAGAAAAATGGCAATAATGATAAATCCGTTATTCTTGAATTAGAGAGGAAGATTTCAACAGGCGATAATGCTCAGAAAGGAATCAAGGTCATTTTGAACGCTGGATACGGGGCGATTGGTCAATCATCATTCCAATTTTATGATATTCGTATTGCCACAGCAATTACAACGTCTGGTCAACTATCAATTAGGTGGATTGAACACAAAATCAATAAGTTTATGAATAAAGCTTTGGGTACGACTGATGTTGATTATATTGTTGCTATCGATACCGATTCTGTTTATGTTGATATGGAAGGCGTTGTAGCCAAAGCATTCCCTAACCCATCCAAAGGAACTACAGAAGATAGAGTTAATTTCCTTGATAAGTTCTTCAATGATATTATCCAAAAGAAACTTAATGTTTGGTATCAAGAACTAGCTGACTATATGAACGCTAGAGAGCAGAAAATGAACATGAGTAGAGAGAACATCACATCTAAGAGTTTTTGGACGGCTAAGAAGCGATATGCCATGCTTGTTCATGATGCAGAAGGTGTTCGCTATACAGAACCTAAGCTTAAGATTATGGGTCTTGAAATCGTTAAGTCTTCTACTCCTAAAAAGGTACGTGAGGTGCTTAAAGAAGCTGTTCGATTGATGCTTACAAAGGATGAAGAAACTGTTATTGATTTTGTTGCTAAGTTCAAGGAAGAATTTAAAACTTTACCGATTGAAAGTATTGCATATCCACGTGGTGTGAATAACATTCAGAAGTATAAAGGTTCATCCACAATACACGCTAAAGGCGCACCGAAGCAGGTTAAAGCAGCCTTAATGTATAATCATATGATTGAAGAATATGGTCTTACTGATGAGCGACCTATCGCTGATGCAGATAAGATTAAATTTGTTGATTTGAAATTGCCAAACCATATAAAGTATGAGGTTATTGGTTTTCCATCACATTTAACACTACCTAAAGTGTTTGACTTATCTAGCAGTATTGATTATAGAACAATGTATACGAAAACATTTTTAGCCCCAATGGAATCGATGCTTCATTCTGTAGGTTGGGTATCTGAAAAGGAAGCAACATTAGAAAGTATGTATGAATAGGATGAGATTAATATGAAATATATAAAATTGTTTGAAGATGTGTTTAGCGAGGAAGAGTGTGCTAACCTAATAGCCAAAT